AGGCAATGTTTATATTTATATGCTCGCACCAACGGAAGGACAGAACGCTGGCACGCCAATACAAGTATATTTACTTCCTTCGCAATACATTCAGATTATTGTCAAGAAAAATGCAAGTATGTTAGGTGCTGAAAGTCCTGTAAAAGGATATATTTTAACGTATGGAAGGAGTTACATTGAATTTGATGCTACACAAGTTATACATATAAAATATCCAAATCCAAACTACGGAGAAAATGGTGAGCATTTATACGGAATGAGTCCGTTAAGGGCAGCGTTAAGAAATATTCAAAGTTCAAACGTTGCATTGGATCTAAACATTAAAACCTTAAAAAGTGGCGGTGCTTTTGGATTTATACACGGCAAACAACAATCTATAACATCAGACCAAGCCAAAGAGATTAAAGAACGTTTACTTGAAATGAACGCCAACCCCGAAGACCTATCTAAAATTGCGGGAATATCGGCAGAGATAGGATTTACAAGATTGTCATTAACAAGCGATGAATTAAAACCGTTTGATTATTTGAATTTCGACACTAAACAGATTTGTAATGTTTTAGGATGGGATGACAAGCTACTGAACGCAACTGATGGGGCAAAATATGATAATGTTGGATATGCTCAAACAAGGGCAATTACTGATAACATACTTCCTGATTTAAAACTATTGGCTGATGCTTTAAATAAAGACTTTTTGCCAAGATTCAAAGGTTATGAGAATGCGGTGTTAATGTTTGACGTTTCGGAATTGCCCGAAATGCAAATCGATATGGGCACAATGGTAACGTGGTTAAAAACAGCAGTTGATGCGGGCGTTATAAGCAGAAATGAATTTAGATTAGGAATGAGATTCACAAGGGTTGAAGATAAAAATATGGATATTTTTACTGTTCAAAACGATGTTATAAGTTTGGAAGAAAGTATAAATAATGATTTCGGAGTAGTTTAACAATTAAAACAAATAAATATTATGGCAAAAGGAATAATTAAAATAAGCGATTTACTTTATAAAAGTGATTATGATGTATTATGTGTTATATTTAAAGACTTTAGACCCATACACATTGAATTTAAACATTGGGAAAATGATGTGTGGTGGTTATGGGGTGAAAGCGATAAATTTAAAGAATTAAAAGAAGGTGATGCCATTCCTTTTTACTATGTTACATTTACAACAAATGAAGATGGAAGCGTTACCTATGAATTTGAAACTAACAATTAATTTGTGGCAAGTAGAAGAAAATATAGAGACCAGTTCGCACGTTGGCACGCCACCTATGAAAAGAGGGCTGCTAAAGAGTTAAGAAAGACATTCCGTAATTGGATTAACAATATTAAATTTGATAACTTAAACGGCAACAATACGGCTTCTATACTAACGAACTCAACTGATACAAATCAGATGATATCTACTTACACAAAGATTTATACAGAAATAGGCAAAGTACACGGTAAAAGGGTAGGTAAAAATATAAACTTAGGGTTAAAGGATTTCACTTATGATATTTTTGAGCGTTATTTCTTTCAAAATGTTACAATCTATATAACAAAGTTTGGACTAGGTAGGATTAAGACGGTACAGGAAACTTTCATAGCAGACATTAGTAAAATATTAACCAATAGAATTGATAAAGGATTGACTATCGTAGAAGCTGCAAGGGAAATTAAGAACGTGGTTAATAAGCCAAGTTTTTACAAATGGCAAGCTACGAGAATAGCACGAACGGAAACAACGGCAGCGGCAAACTTCGCAGCAGTAGAAGCGGGAAAAGTAAGCGGTTTTGTAATGGAAAAAGAATGGATATCAGCACTAGATGACAGAACTAGAGGCGATCACGCAGGAGCCAACGGNCANAGAGTATTGGAAGGCGATAAATTTAATGTCGGTGGGGAAATGTTAAGTTATCCGGGTGATGCTAATGGAAGTGCGGGAACTGTCGTAAATTGTAGATGCACGATTGCCATAGTAGCGAAGCGAGATAAGAATGGGGATTTGATACCGACATAATAAAGTTAAAATATTTTTATTACCTTTACTTAAAACTATGGATTTTTTTAATACAAAAATTTAACAAAAAAAAATAAAAATTATGGAATTTAAGCAATTAAGCTATGATTTAAAAGAGTTGGACGAAACAAAAGGCGTTGTAATAGCGTATGCAAACGCATATAATAATGAAGATTCTGACAAAGATATTTCTGCCGTAGGTAGTTTTGATAAAACCGTAAACGAAAACTTTAAACGTATTCGAGTTTTAAAAGATCATAATCCTACTCAAATGATAGCCGTGCCATTAGTCATAGACACAAAAGATGCGTTTGGACTTCTTACCACTTCTCAATTCAATATGAAAAAGGATTTGGCTAGAGATATGTTTTACGATATTAAATTGATGTATGAAAATGGTTTGAATGCTGAATTATCAATCGGGTATAAGGTGATGCAACGAGATGCTAAAAATAAAAACATCATTAACGAATATAAGTTAATGGAATATTCGTTTTTATCAAGTTGGGCGGCAAATGAATTATCAACAGTCCAGTCAATCAAAGGAATAAATAGCTTTTATGGCATAATGGAAATTGCGCAAAAAGCATATAATTTAGACTATTCAGATTCTCGATTAAGAGAACTAGAAACAATACTTAAAGCACTTTCTAATGAGCCGTCAGGAGATGACACTCAAATAGAACAGCCGCTTATTTTAGATGAACAAAAACAAATTTTATTAAACTTCATTAAAACATTATAAAGATGGAAGAATTAGAAATGCAATTAAAAGACCTTGCTGAGAAATTAGAAGGTAAAACAGCAACACAAATGCAAGATGCTCTTGTTGCTTTTGAAATAAAAATGAACGATGCTAGCAAATTGGAATTTAAAACCCAATTAGATGCTATGAAATTAGATATGGAAGCGAAATTCCTTGCAGATATTAAAGCAGTGCAAGACCATGCAGACAAATTGGATGTTAAATTGCAAAAAAAAGACGTTCAATCAAAAGGGTCTAAAAGTTTTAACGACACTTTGGCGGCTGCTATTTTAGAGAAGTCTGCAGATATCGAAGCGTTTAGAGACAAGAAAACTAAAAGCGTAGAACTTGAATTGAAAGTAGTTGGTGATGTGTCGCTTGCTAATGTAACTGGAGGTACTCGATTCGGTCAAGTTTTCGCACCACAAATTATTGATTTACCGTCTCGTAAAGTTCATATGGATGAAATTTTACCTAGTGGTACAATCGGAGCTGGTAACTCATTTACGTTTATGCGTGAATCAGGACCTGGAGAAGGAGCTATTGCACCAGTTGCAGAAGGCGCATTGAAGCCACAATTTGATTTAGACCTTGAAGAGGCTACAGTTCAAATTGAAACTGTTGCGGGTTGGATTCGTGTTACAAGAAAAGCTATGGCAAATATACCTGGCTTTATTTCTTACTTACAAAGAAAATTACCTGAATTGTTTAGAAAAGCTTTAGATAATCAAATTATTTATGGAACGGGAGTTACTCCGCAATTGAAAGGTATTTTAACAGCTGGTAATTTTACAGCATCCAATGCTGCTATTGGACTTCCTTTAGTTGAAAAATTAATTTTGGACGTTTCAAGATTAGAAGATTCTTTTGAAAGAGATGCTAACGCTATCTTGTTAAGACCTGCTGCATATTACAGCTTCTTTTTAAATAAAGCTGCTGGGTCAGGTGAATACGATTTACCACAAGGTGTAACAATCGTAAACGGACGTTTATCCTTTTTGGGTATTCCTGCATATCCAACTACTGCATTAACGGGAACGGATTATGTAGTTGCGGATTTAGAAGGCGCACAATTGTTGACACAAGAAGCGATGAGAGTTGAATTCTTTTACCAAGACGGTACAAACGTGAGAGAAAACAAAGTAACGGTTAGAATTGAAGGAAACTTCGCTTTACCAGTGTACGGTCAAAATTATTTCATAAAAGGTACAACTGCTTTAGCGTAAATAATTAATTTAAATAATTAATCCCTTTAATATAATTTATTAAAGGGATTTTTTTATTTATGCTATTTTATCGACCCACAAAGAACAACTTAATTTTATTCCGTCTGGGTATTGTGCATCCCCGCTTTCGCAGTCTTTCATTGTTAGATTTACAAGTTTTGCTAAGTCATTAACATGCACTCTTTTTAGAAAATCTTTGATAAATTGTTTTTTCATAATTTCAATCGATCCTTCATTAATTCCGTATACATGCTTCAATTTAATTTCGGAATGTTTTAATTTAGTTTTATTTTTCATTTTTCATTTTATTAGATAATTCAAATGTATTAATTTTTATTCGTATATTTGATTAATTTAAAATTAAAGACCATGAAAATTGTACTTATCAAAAATCACTCGTATGGTAAAATTGGCGATGAAATAGAAGTCGCAGAAGAAAGAGGACGTTATCTTATAATGGTTGGCGTTGCTAAAGTTGCTAAAATTGTAAAACTAATTAAAAAATCTAAAAAATGAAATACACAGTCATAAAAGATTTTAGCCGAATATCAGAAAACCTAAAAATTTATAAGGTTGGCGATAAAGTAGAGTTAAGCAAAGAAGAATTTGAAAGGTTTACGACTTTAGAACTTGTAAAACCTATTGAGAAAGTCAAATCAGAAAAAAAATAAAATATGTCTTACATAGATGTAATCACACTTGCCGAAGCAAAGGTATATTTAAGAGTTGACAACGATTTGACGGAGGACGACACTCAAATTACACGGATGATAAATTCAGCGTTAAAATACGTTGAAGATGTTACCAATGTAATGATGTTTGCCCGGGATAAATCTTATAGACTTATTGATGATTGCGTAAGTGTTTATGATGCGCCAATTAATTCAGAGGTCACAGCCGATTTGGTGGTCGAAAATAAAACTTTGTATACTAACTATCAGTTTGGAAGCGCAAACGGCTTAATTGAGCTTAATGTAGGTTATGTAACGGCAACAGACATTCCTCAGGAACTTATTAGCGTAGCTTTTGAATTAATCGACATATTTTATTACGGCAAAGAAAGCGGTAAAGGTATTGCGGATTTGTCACCTTTGGCAATGGATATTTTAAACAGAAACAAAAGATTCATTTTATAATGAGAGCAAGAGCATTCACAAAGCGAGTAAGTTTTTATAAAATTAGTGAGATTGATGACGGCTTCGGGGGTAAAACAACGGCTCCCGTTTTGCTTTTAACAACTTGGGCTAATATACAGACCAAAGAAGGTAAAGCGGTTATTGATTTGGGATTGGATTACACTACTGGAGTAATTCAAATTACAATGCGGAAACGTAGTGATATTACAATTAATTCCTCAATCGATTATTTGATGTATAGAGGCGAGAAATATAATATTTCAACCTATCCAACAAATAAGAATTTTACCGATGCTGAAATTACCTTTACAGCAATAAAACAAAAGTAAGATGAAATTAACGGTAAAAGTTGAGGGAGCGGATGCGCTAATAAGAAAGTTTAAAAGATTTGGTGTTGAAGGAAGCGAAGTTGTTGCCGATGTTACAAAGATTAATGCCTTAGAAATTGAAGCAAAGGCAAAAAGGAACGCTCCAGTCGATACAGGAAAATTACAGCAATCTGTAAAAGCTGAAAAGTTTGCGAAACACACTTGGGCTATCGCTGCTTATGAAATGTATGCTTCTTTTATCGAATTTGGCACAAGATTTATGTCGGCGCAACCGTTCTTATATCCTGCTTTTAAAGGACAATTTAAGATTTATACAAAAGATTTAGAAAAAGCACTTGACAGATTAATAAATAAATTCANTNNANNATGAACAAAACACTTCCAGATAAATGGTTGCGCAAAGCCATATTTGATGCAGTCGATGAAATTGTAGTNGATGGNGAAATTATCTACGTTTACGATTCCAGAGTTAGNGGAGTTGCCCAGCCCGATTTTTATGTATTAATGTCATCGCAAACAAATGAGGTTGATAAAAATAATAAATGCGAATGGTTTTGGGAAAGTGAAATACTTTTAGATATTCGAGCTACATTCTTTTTAACGGAAGATTCGGGCTCAAGGTTATTGGTTGATAATATTACTGATGCCGTGCGAAACCTAACGC